CGCGCCGACGGCCTCCCCGTGCGCGTGCGCCTCATCAACGCCGACGCCCCCGCGCTCATTGGCGGCGGCCCCTACCAAGTCAAGCGCCTCAACCCCGTCCTCTGGTGGTTCTACAAACTCCTAAAACGCATCCACCTCGCATGACCGCCCCTCCGATTTTTTCCCGTCAGCCAACCATCAACCACATCATCACATGAAAAAGTTCAAACTCATCATCGCCCTTGCGCTCGCGGCCATCGCCGCCGTGCCTGCATTCACCGGCGCCCTGCGCGCGCAAGCCGCCGCCACAAATGCAGAAGACAGAAGTCAGAGAACAGAAGTCAGAGGTCAGGCTCCGGCATCTGCTGCTCTGTCCTCTGTCGCTCTGTCCTCTGCCAATCATGCGCGTCCGAGCAACGGCACATTCTACCAATTGCGCTGCGGCCTCGTCGGCCAAGTGCGCGACGATGAAGACTGGAGCGCAAACTCCCTCCTCAAAGGCACCTTCCGCCCCGTTGTCATCACCGTGTATCACCCGCCCTTCAGCAAAGACCCCGATTTCCCCCGCGCAAAATACGGCGCCAGGGCAAGCAAGGAAAACCGCTTCCTCACCACCGATGGTAAGGAATACGCGGACACTGACGAAGAATCCCCCTACGACATCATCGGCGCCATCCAAAGACCGGCCTCCTGGGCAACCCTGCGCAACCCGCCCTACGTCAAACAGCACCGAACCCCGAACACCGCCACCCTTGTGCCGGAATCCGACCCGTGAACTCCGCCCACTGAAAACTGAACACTGAAAACTGAAAACTTTTCCCACCATGAAATCCATCGTCACCACACTCAACAACCTCATCCCCAACCAGACCGTCCAGTCTGTCCTCCGCTACGCCCTCACGCTCCTCGCCGCCTTCCTCGCCGGTCGCGGCGTCGCCGACGGCATCGTCGCCTTCGTCGCCGGCGGCGCCATCATCACCCTCCTCACCGGCATCCTCGGCGCCGCCAACGAACTCTATGCGCCCGACGGTTCATGGAACCAGTTCTGGCTTTCCATCGTGCGCAAGCTCCTCGCCTTCGCCGGCGCCTTCGCCATCGCCGCCGGCTGGCTCGCCGCCGATGCCACCGAGCAGTTGCTCGCCGTGGCCGTCTCCCTGACCGGCATCATCTGGGGCACCACCGACGAAGCCGCCGCCCAGGCCGCCGCCGTGCAAAAATTTGAGGACGCCTCCCAGTGACAATCCTCGCACTCATCAAGGACGCACTCCGCCTTCTCATCATCGTCTGCAAAATCTACGCGCTGCGCTATGCTGAAACCTGCAAAAACGAACTGCCCTCCCTCGCGGCGGAAATCGCCCGCCTTCGCGCCAGCACTCTTTCTGCTGATCACCTTCGCGCTGACCAGTTGCAGCAGCTTCTACTCGCAAAGAGCGGCGTCTCAGCGGCAGCTCTATCAGCCGCCAATCCTCCACCTGAAGGCGGGAGTGCCGATACAAACGGCGGAGGGAACCTACACCCCGCAAGTGGATGAAGTCTGGCACTCCGCCGCCCGCTTCAACGAAGTCGAACGCCAAGCCCAAAACCTCGCCGCCGCCCTCCAGCAAGCCACCGCAAAATGACCCGCACCCTCGCACACCTCCCGCTCCTCCTCGCCCAGGCCGACCCCGCCCAGCAAACCGCAAAGACCCTCCGCGAACTGACCATCGGCGAGTCCATCGCCTTTGCCGGCATCCTCGGCATCATCGTCGCCGGGATTGCCGGCGCGCTCAAGCTCTGGAGCGCGATTCACAAAATGAAGCATGAGCGCCACGAAGACCTGGCCGAAGAGGTGCGCAACATCCTGGCCGAGCAGGAAGTGGCCAAGAAAGTCGCCATCCAGTCCCCCCTCAAAACCGAGCCGCACGACGCCCCCACCCCCCTCTCCAAGCACCGCGAACTCGCCCAAAAACTCGAAATCCACATCGAGCGCACCGACCGCACCTTCGCCGAACTCTTCACCGACCAAAAACGCCTCGCCACGATGGTCGCCGAAGTCCGCACCAAAACCGACCTCACCCACGCCCAGCTCCAGAACGTCGACAACAAAATCGACCGCATCCTTCAAAACTTCCCCCGCTCCCGCCCATGACACCCGAACACCGCGAACAATACCGCACCGCCCTCATCCGCATCCTCGCCGCCGCCGGCGCCGTCGGCATGAGCCGCGCCCAGCTCCTCGTCGCCATCGCCGTTGCCGGCTTCGTCCCCGCCGCCGCCTCCGACCTCGACAACGAACTCGACTACCTCGCCGGCAAACACCTCGCCGCGCGGATGGAAAAAACCGTCTCCCCCGAAATCGCCCGCTGGAAAATCACCGCCGAAGGCCGCGACTACGCCGCAAAGGAGGGACTCGCCTAAACCACTTCCTCCGCCGCGCAAGCGGCGGGGGTTCTTGGGTGTTTGTGTCAACATAGCCCGCGCGGGCGGCGTCTCCCGCCCGCGCGGTTCAATTTCAAAAAAAACGAAAACCAAACCAACCACGGATTACACGGATTAACACGGATAACTTTCAAACAACCGGCTCTGCATCCGTGCATATCCGTGCAATCCGTGGTTAAAAAAAATGCCGACAAAAATCGAAACGCACCTCTCGCCCGAGCAGTTCCTTGAGTTCTGCCGCCGCTGCGCGCAACTCAAGGGCGGCACCCGCCTCCGCGAAATCCAGTCCCTCGCCGAGGAGTTCGGCGTTTCGATTTCCCTCATGTCCGCAACCAGCTTCCGCGACGGCCCCCTCAAAGGCTACCTCGCCGAGCTGAAGGCCAAAAGCGAGCGCGCCCAGCAAGTCGCCGCCTTCGCCCAATCCGGCCTCTCCCTCTCCGATGCCGCCGCCGTCCGCCTCAGCGAAACCGTCTTTGACGAGCTGATGGGGCCGTCCGCCGAAGCCCTCACCGCCGAGGAACGCGACACCTACTCGCGCATCATCGCCCGCGCCCGCTCCGGCGACCAGAACGCCAAGAAGCTCGAAGCCGCCCTCCGCGCGCTGGAGCAAAAACTCTCCATGCAGCAATTCGACGCTGCCAAGGCCGTCCTCGAGCACGCCAAAAAAATCCGCCTCATCACCGCCAGCACCAAACTCGACGCCGCCGCCAAAACCGAGCGCGTGCGCAAACTCCTCTTCGGCGAGCGCCCGGCGGATTTCAAACCCATCACCGGGAAAGGAGCGGAATCTGCATGAAAAAATCCCCTGAAAATAATTCACCACGGAGAACACGGAGTTCACGGAGAACAAAACAACTCCGTGCTCTCCGTGTCCTCCGTGGTGAATCAAAACCTCCTGCCCCTTCCCTGATTCATTTCCGCAAATACCAGGAGCGCGTGTTCTGGGATCACGAAACCAAAACCCTCATCCTCCACTGGTCGCGCCAAATCGGCAAAAGCTACACCCTCGCCGCCTGGGCCGTCGACCGCCTCCTCCGCCACCCAGGCCGCCTCGTCACCGTCCTCTCCAACTCCCGCGCCAACGGCCTCGAGTTCGTCCTCAAGTGCCAGGAAGTCTGCCAGAAACTCGGCCAGGCCATCGAACTCGAAACCAACAACCCCGAACTCGACAAACGCACCGACATCGACGAGGCCATGAAATACGACCTCATGCGCGGCGAAGTGCGCATCACCATCAACGGCCACACCGGGCGCATCCTAGTCCTCGCCGCCAACCCCCGCACCGCCCGCGGCTTCTCCGGCGACCTCATCCTTGACGAGTTCGCCTTCCACGAAGACAGCCGCGCCATCTGGGAAGCCGCCGAGCCGATCATCTCCAGCAACCCAGACTTCCTCTGCCGCATCGCCAGCACCGGCAATGGCCGCCGCAACATGTTCTACCAGCTCATCAGCGAAGGCCGCATCCCCTACTACCGCGTCCGCCGCTCCGATGCGTGGAAAGCCGGCGAAATCAAAATCTACTCCGTCAACGACGGAAAGGAAATCACCCCCGACGACGCCCGCGCCGAGGCCAGCGACAAACGCGCCTACGACCAAAACTACGAGTGCCTCTTCAACGACGAATCCTCCGCCCTCCTCACCCACGAACTCATCAACGCCGCCCAGCGCGAAGGCATCGCCATCGAAAAACAAGAATGGAGCGAGGCCACCATCACCCGCCTCCGCGCCCTCCCCGGCGAACTCTACGCCGGCCAGGACGTCGCCCGCACCCGCGACTTCTCCGTCCTCACCATCCTCCAAAAAGACGGCCCCCTCTACCGCACCGTCGGGATGCTCCGCATGGAATCCATGCGCCTGCCCTCCCAACAACTCCAGCTCGCCCGCGCCTGCTCCCTCCCAAACCTCCACCGCGCCGAAATCGACATGACCGGCATCGGCCTCGGCCTCGTCGAATACGCCCAGGAAGAGTCGTGGGGCCACAAAATCCACGGCGTCAACTTCGCCTCCACCGAACCCATCACCAAGCGCCTCTCCGCCGAGGGCCGCAAAGCCCCCACCGCCCGCGTCACCGAAATCATGGCCACCGACCTCCTCGGCGTCTTTGAAGACCGCTGCATTGAAATCCCCACCGACCCCGAACTCCGCGACGACCTCCGCAAACCCGAGCGCCTCACCAGCCCCGGCGGTCGCGTCTCCATTGCCGCCACCCGCGACGACGCCGGCCACGCCGACCACTTCTGGAGCCTCGCCCTCGCCATCCGCGCCGCCACCACCCTCGTCACCAACTACTCCGCAACCCTCTGCTGACCCGCCCATGCAACACCAACCACCACACCACCGGGCCATCCTCGACGCGCGATGCGGCATCGAACAACGCGCCAGCGTCTTGGAGTGCGGCACTCCCGTGCCGCTTTCCATTAGAATCGAAAATAAGCCCCCCATTTCCCCCAACACCCGCGCCAACCCGCCCCACCCCCCAACACCCGCCCCAAACGCCGGCTTAAAGCACCTTAAAGCCATTCCTGAAAGGGGGGCAGCCCCATGAATCTCCCTTCAGCCTTCAGGCCTTCAGGCTTTCAGGCCTTTCTACGCCGCGCCCTCGGCATCACACCCAAAGACTTCCTCACCGGCGCCGACATCGACGGCGTCAACAACTCCGCCCGCCTCACCCACCCCTACCGCCAGTCCGCCTGGATACGCGCCGCCATCAACTTCATCTCCGGCGAGATTTCCTCCCGCCCCGTCAAGTTCTACGACGACGAGCAAGATTTCGGCGATGATGCGTTCACCGATTGGTGGGCGTCGCCAGCCTTCGGCCTCGACACCCTCGGCAAACGCGCCCGCATCCCCATTGCCGACGTCCTCGAACAACTCACCATCTGGGCCAAACTCAAAGGCGAGTTCTTCATCCTCCTCGACGACGCATGGGTGCTCGCCACCGCCTCGCGCAACCCCGCCGCCCTCTCCCCCTTCATCATCGCGAACCCCGACCGCGTCCGCATCATCCGCCAAGGCCCCCTCCTCGCCGGCTACGAATACATCGACCCCGCCGGCCAGCGCTACACCTTCGTGCCGGAGCAAGTCATCCACTGGCACAACCACAACCCCTACGACCCCTACCGCGGCCTCGGCGACCTCGACGCCGCCCTCACCGCCGCCGAAGCCGCCCACGCCACCGGCGTCTACGTCCGCGACCTCATGCGCAACAACAACGACCAAGGCTACATCGTTGTCGGCAAAAACGGCGTCGCCAGCGACGAACAACGCGACCAAATCGTCACCGCCCTCCGCGCCAAACGCGCCGCCCTCGCCCGCGGCGTCGCCCGCGACATCTTCCTCACCGGCGACATCACCGTCGACCGCCCCAAGGAACAAGCCGCCGGCGCCGGCCTCCTCCAAGGCAAAGCCCTCTCCCACCAGGAAATCTTCATCGCCTTCGGCGTCCCCCCCTCGCTTGCCGAGGTGAAAGCCAGCTACTCCATCGGCAGTGCCAGCGACCGCTACGCCCTCATCACCGGCACCTGCATGCCCCTCGGCAAACGCATCACCTCCGCCCTCGCCCAAGTCGCAACCCTCCAAGCCGGCACATCCCTCACCGCCGAACTCGACTGGGACGACCACCCCACGATGGTTGAAGTCCGCGCCGAACGCGTGAAAACCGCGCAAACCCTCTGGGCGATGGGCATGCCCATGAGTGACATCAACGACTACCTCTCCCTAGGCATGCAACCCTACGACGGCTGGGCCACCGGCTACCTCCCCTTCAACGTCGCCCCCGTCGCGATGGGCGACGACACCGCCCCGACCGACCCCGCGCAAAACCCCGCCTTTTCCGAACCCCCCGCCACCGAAGACCCCGCAGCCCTCGCCCTGCGCATGGCCACCCTCGTCCGCGCGCGAAAAAGTAGCACGGGCTTCCAGCCCGTGTGCCGCAGCACCCCCCCAAACCCCATCGACCTCCAATTCGCCTGCACCTGCCAAACTGAAAACTGTAAACTGAAAACTGAAAACTCCGCCAAGGAGCGCGACCCGCGCGAGTTGGCGGCATGGCGCACCCTCATGACCGCCCGCCTCGAAACTGTCGCCGCCTACAAATCCGCCTTTGGCCGCGTCCTCATGCAAGCCCGCCGCGAGACCCTCGCCAAAATCGAAACCCACTCCGCCAAATCCGGTTCTGTGCGCGGCGTTCACGCCGCCCCCACCACCAAAACCGCCGCCGCCGACCTCCTCTTCGATTTGGAAACCTTCCGCGCCACCTTCCGCAGCGCGATGGACAAACAAACCACCACCGCCCTCCAGCGCGCCGGCCAGCAACTCTTCAAGGAACTCGCCCTCGACGACCCCTTCACCTCCCCGCCCCCCGCCGCCATCCAATTCCTCAAGGAACGCCAGAACAAACTCGCCAACATCCCCGACGCCATCCACGCCCAAATCAAAACCACCCTTGAGGAAGGCTTAAACGCCGGCGACACCATGCAACAACTCGCCGCCCGCGTCCGCGCCACCTGCAACGACATCGACCGCGAACGCGCCCAGCGCATCGCCATGACCGAAACCGCCGCCGCCTACGGCACCGCCCGCAACGAAGCCATGCAACAAGCCGGCGTCCCCTACAAACAATGGCTCACCTCCGGCAACGACAACGTCCGCGACGCCCACATCGCCGCCAACCGCCAGACCGTCGACGCCGACGCCCCCTTCCACGTCGACGGCGAAGACCTCGCCTACCCCGGCGACTCCCGCGGCTCCCCCGAAAACGTAATCAACTGCCACTGCGTGGCTGTCGCTGTCGCGACGAAGGAAAGTAAGAATTAAGAATTAAGATTTAAGAAGTGGGCGCTACGCGCCGCCACCGCTCGCTTCGCTCGCAAAAATAAAAATGAAACATCCATTCGCCACCACCCTCCTCTCATCTCCGCGCCGCAGGCGCAGACCCGCCGCCGCAGGCGGCCACTTCTTAATTCTTAATTCTTAATTTTATGGTAATCCGCGAAATCCACCCAATCACCCGCATCATCGACGCCACCCAAGGCATCGTCGACTACGTCGCCTCCGACGAAACCCTCGACTGCTACCGCGAAATCGTCCGCGCCGACGGCTGGCGCTTCACCCACTTCCAGAAAAACTCCCCCTTCGTCGATTCGCACGACTACAGCAGCATCACGAAGCTCCTCGGCAAAGTCACCGACTACCGCGTCGAGAAAAACCAGCTCATCGAGCGCGTCCAATACTCCCTCGAACCCGGCACCCTCGGCCTCTGGGCCTTCAAAATGGTGAACGGCGGTTTCCTCAAAGCCGTCTCCGTCGGCTTCCAGCCCGTGCGCTTTGCCACGAAATTCGACCCCGACTTCGCCGCCATCGTCGCCGCGCAAAACCTCGACCCGAAAATCGCGCAACAAGTCCGCGTCATCTACCAGGAGCAGGAACAAATCGAACTCTCCCAATGCGTCCTCGGCGCCAACCCCAACGCCCTCGCCAAAGCCTACAAAGCCGGCGCCCTCACCGAGGAGGACATCGACAATTTTTCCACAGCGTTAGCCAAAGTAAAAACCGTGAACCCGACCGCCACGCCCGCCGAAGTCGAGTCCACCCGCCGGCGGGCACGACTGGCCATCCTGTTGAAAATCCAAAGCCAGCTCTAACCAACTTGTCATCCATTGGATGACAAACAACCACCAACCAACATCACCACATCATCATGAAATCCATCATCTCATTCATCCTCTCATTCCTCTGGGTTTTCAAAATCCAGACCTACATCGTTGAGCCCGGCACCGCCGGCGGCGCTCCCACTGCCAAATCCGTCGACGACCAGCTCCTCGAACTCTCCGAAAAAATCGGCAGGAAACTCGACAAAATTGGCGAAATCGAAAAATCCATCGCCGAGGGCAAGCAAAGCCACGCCGAACTCAAAAAGAGCTACGACGACCTCACCAAGCTCGTCGCCGACGCCCAGAAACAGTTCAACGAATTCCGCCGCGCCAGCCTCGCCGCCAAGTCCGCCAACCGCCGCAAAGGCGAAGTCTCCGACGAGTGCGCCAAGCACCTCGCCGCCATCGCCATCGTCCGCGCCGTCGGCAAAAACCAGCTCCCTGCGGAAAAATTCGCCACCGTCGTCAAGGACATCCTCGGCGCCGAAATCAAGGCCCTCACCGGCACCGAAATCCCGCTCGCCATTGATTTCTCCCGCGAAGTCATCGAGCTGGTCGCCGAATACGGCGCGGCCCGCAAATACGGCACCGTCTTCCCCCTCGGCGCCGCCACCGTCAAACTCCCCCTCCTCGGCGCGACGCCCGCCTTCGGCCCCATCGCCATGTCCGCGAAGATTGACGAGAAAAAGCCCACTCTCGGCTTCGCCACGTTCAATCCTGAAAAGTGGGGCGGCCTCGTCGTCATCCCCAGCGAAATCGACGCCGATTCCCTCGTCCCCCTCGGCCAGTTCATAGCCCGCTACGTCGCCCGCGAAATGGCCAAAGTCGAAGACCTCGCCTACTTCACCGCCGACGGCTCCCCGCTCGTCGCCGGCGAAAAAGGCCTCACCGTCCGCGTCGCCGCCAACGGCAAACTCGCCACCACCCCCGCTGGCAAAACCAAAGTCAAGGACATCACGCTCGCCGACCTGCGCGTCCTCCGCTCCAAGGTTGCCACCCCTGCTCTCGCCGCCGGTGCCTACTACATGCACCCCTCCTTCGAGCAGTTCCTCAACAACCTCAACACCGGCGTCTACAAGCCCTACGTTGCCAACGGCCTCAACGGCGCGACCCTCGACGGCTTCCCCATCCGCTGGATCGAGCAGATGCCCGTCTACACCGACGACGCCCAGCCCGGCGCGGTGATCGCCCTCTTCGGCGACATCACCTACCACTACCTCGGCGTCCGAGGCGGCTTCCGCTTCGACACCTCGCTCGAAGCCCGCTTCGAGACCGACGAAATCGTCCTCCGCGCCCTCGAACGCTTCACCTGCCAGCTCCTCGCGCCGGACGCGGTGGCTGGTCTCCAGTTAGCCGCAGCCTAGCGGTAAAGTTTTCAGTGTTCAGTTTTCAGTTTTCAGTTGGCGCTCCCGCGCCGCTGGGAACTGGGAACTGAACCTGAAAACCCGCCGCTCTTCCGAAACTGAACACTGAAAACTGAAAACTCATGCTCGGCACACTCCACGAACTCAAGACTTGGTTGCTCAACCCAGACCTCGTCAAACGCACCGACTACGACAACGCCATCGCGCAACTCGGCCTCGGCGTCGCCGCGCAGTTCGAGACCGCGTGCAACCGCAAATTCGCCCGCGCCCAGCGCAATCGCATCATTGGCGGCTACCTCTGCAACCTCGTCCTCGACACCTATCCCGTCGAAGGAAAGCCCGTCATCGAAGTCACGGATGAACCTCCCCACTGGGAACCCGCGCAAGACACCCTCGAAAAATTCCATCCCCACAGCGGCATTGTCTGGCTCAAACCTACCGATGCCGAACTCCGCCGCATCATCTGGACGGGCGGCTACTTCATCGACTACACCGACGAAAAAACCACACCCCTCCCCGAAACCGCCACCCCGCTCCCCGAAGACCTCCGCCTCGCATGGCTCCAGCAATGCGAGCACATCTGGACGAAGCACCAAAAACTTGGCGTCCCCATCAACACCACCCTCTCCACCGCCGAAGTCACCCAAACCTTCCTCCCCTCCGTCGAAACCACCCTCCGCGCCTACCGAAGACTCAATCTCTGAACAAAGTTTTCAGTGTTCAGTTTTCAGAACAAGCCGCCGCCTCTGCTTCCGAAACTGAAAACTGAACACTGAAAACTGAAAACTAACTCATGTCTTATTCCGTCACACTCTCCCTCGCCCCCGCCGGTCGCGCCACCATGCAGCGCCTCGCCGGCGCCGCCGCGCGCGTGCAAAAATCCATCCTCCGCGCCATCGACGAGGAAAACCAACTCACCATCGGCCAGATCACCGCCCTCCGCCTCTCTCGCCGCTCCCCCGAAACCCTCGGCGTCGTCACCAACCGCCTCCGCTCATCCATCCGCGCAAGCAAGTCCCTCATCTCCGGCGACACCATCCGCGCCACCATCGGCAGCAACGTCGCCTATGCCGGCGTCCACGAGTTCGGCATCGACGCCAACGTCACCGTCCGCGCCCACTCCCGCACCATCACCCAAGTCTTCGGCAAACGCATCGACCCAAGGGCGTCCACCGTCCGCTCGCACACCCGCCACATGCTCTTCCCCGCCCGCGCCTACATCCGCAAAACCGTCGAGGAACGCGCCACCCACTACGCCACCGCCCTCACCACCGCCGCAACGGAAGGACTCAACAATGGCTAACGTCAACTTCATCTCCACGGCCAGAATCCTCGCCGCCTTAAAAACCTTTTTAGAGCAGCTTAAGCTCCCCCCTGGCGCGGTAGCGCCAAACTGTGAACCGGGAACTGTGAACTGTGAACCGCCGCCGCAGGCGGCCCCCCTCTTCCAAGTCGTCCGCCCCTACGACTCCACCCAAATCGACAAAGCCTTCTCCGACCTCCTAGTCCAAAACGAACGCCGCCTCTGCTTCATCCTCCCCCAGCGCCAGACCTTCGAGCACCTCCGCGAAGGCCCCAAACTCCGCGTCGCCAAAGTCCCCCAGTTCGCACTCCTCATCACCGACACCGACCGCCGCACCGGCCAGCAAGCCCTCTTCGGCGGCCCCGACAACCCCGGCACCATCACCCTCGCCGACATCGTCACCGACGCCCTCACCGGCCAGACCCTCGGCATCCCCGGCGTGGTCATCTCCCCCCTCGAAGGCGACGACATCACCGTCCACGACGAACGCAAACCCCAAGACCCCGGACGCAAAGGCTGGCTCCTCCTCCTCGAAACCCCCGCCGGCACCCGCCACGTCCCCCTCCCCCGCTGATTTTTTCCGTCCGCCAACCACAACCAACAAAAACCAAACCAACAAAACATCATGAGCAACAACTCATCCAAATACCTAAACAACCGCGAACCCGGCAACCTGCCGCATGATCGCGCCGAAATCCAAGGCACAGCTCAGTGGCTCTTCTCCGAAGGCGCCACCACGCTCGCCGAAGCCCGCGCCAAAGGCTTCCTCGACATGGGCTGCTTCCTCGGCCTCGAACTCAAAAACGAAGGCAAAGGCACCGACGTCAAAAAAGCCAACCGTGGCAAAATCTACACCACGAAAAAACTCGGCCAGGACGTCACCCTCGGCCTCGAACTCTCCACCAAGGAAGTCGCCGACATGCGCAAAGCCCTCCTCGCCCTCATGGGCAGCGAAGTCGACCCCCTCACGCAAGCCGCCCTCCCCGCCGACACCACCGTCGACCTTCCCGCCTTCGCCGCCGCCGACAAGGCCGCAAAACTCAACCACGCCTACCAGCTCACCAAAGACGACAAGGACGTGCGCGAAATCACCTCGCTCAAACTCACCGTCGGCGTCAACGAACTCAAGGAAGGCGAGGACTACACCCTCGACAAAAAACTCGGCATGGTGCGCTTCATCAAAGCCTCCTCCCTCCCCGCCGCCGCCGTCACCGCCAAGGCCACCGCCGCCGCCATCACCGAAGCCGACGAAACCTACATGTTCGGCATCAAGAGCATGGACGTGCCCCGCCGCAAAGGCTACTCGCGCATCCTCATCTGGGACGGCGAACCCAACAACAGCAACCTCGTCATGGATTGGGAACCCCGCGCCACGGAAGTCGCCGTTGCCGGCGGCTTCAAAGTCGACGCCGACAACCAGAGCGAAGTCAAAATCACGGTTCACTTCACCACCCCCGCCGAGCGCACCCTCGTCCGCAGCTAAAACCAAAACAGCCGATGTCATCTAATAGATGACATCGGCCAAAAACCAAAACCACCACCGAAACCACCGCCATGAAATACAAAGTCATCGCCAAGGACGGCCTCCGCATAAACGGCAAAACCGTCCCCGCCGGCGCCATCCTCGACGAAACCGCCCTGCCCAAAGGCGCCAACATCGAAGTCGCCATCCAACTCAAGCAAATCGAGAAAACCCGCGACGCCACCGAAAAACCAAAACCAGAAAACCGATCCGCCTGATCAGCCCGATCCGTCCGATCCCAACCACCAATGGAAACCATCAAGCAAAAAGTCATCTCCATCACCGTCGAAAACCGCGACGCCATCAACGTCCGCCGCATGGCCTGGAAACCCGCCCTCGAGTTTATCCGAAAATTCGGCGCGCACGCCGCCGCCATCAAGTCCGTCATCCTTCCCAGCGCCAAGGGCGAGGAATCCATGATCCGCTTCAACGTCGCCACGCTCCTCGACAAGCTCCAGGACATCATCGCCGGCAGCGAAGACCTCGCCACGCACCTCATCGAGCACTCCACCGGCCTCCTCGCAAAGGAAGTCGCAGAACTCGACACCCTCGTCGCCGTCGAAGTCCTCAACGCCGCCATCGCGCTGAACATGGGGCCGGAGCTAAAAAACTCCTTGCTCGGAATAGGAAAAACTCTCAGCGCCCTCTTTCCGAGCGCGAGCAGGACGAATGCTGGGGAGAACTCTACACCCACAACGTAGACGCCGGCTACTCCGCCGAATACCTGGACAGATGCACCCTCTTCGACATCGACCTGATCACCCGCCAGGTGAACGCCCTCCACAAACGCCGCGGGCCGCGCCTGTTTTAATCACCGCCTCCACTGCCACCGCTGCCTCGGCTGCCGCCACGAATGCACCGCCAGCCAGTAAAG